AGTCTCTGCTCACCGTTCTGTCCCCAACGGATTCTCTATCAAACTGTTCAGTAACAACGGTTTGCAATCCAGTTCTGGATTCTACTCCAGTTCGGATTGTTTCTCTCAGTGTATCTTCAATTGTTGTTGTGTTGTCTGTCCGAATTGTTCTTGCAGGGTTTCCAAAACCTTCACTGAAATTGTTAATCCATCCACCAGCGTTTCTTACACTTGAAGTTGATTGTGTTGATCTGACTGTAGTGTCATTAAATTCAAATCCAGTCCAATTAGTTTCCCATGCATTCCATACAATAGGAGCAAAACCAGTTTGTGGATCAAGACCCTCAGTTTGTTCAAGAAGAGCAATTGTTGATGAATAATCACCTTCAACATCAATAACTTTGGCATCCAATCTTACAGTATCAACCCATGTGTCAGAAGCAGGATTAAGTTCCATAGTTCCTTGCCAGAAACTAATCAAGAAAGGAGTAACACTTTCAGTTCTAGTGGCAAAGGGTTGATTGATATATTCAACTTCACTATAATCAAGAGTGATTACGTCATTTGCCTTTCTTACATTATTACCTTCAATAGTGGCAAAGTTAAGATCTGCTGTTGGATCTGTGTTAACGACTGGACCAAAAATAAGATCAACTGAATTAGTGTAATGTCTTGGTCTTAACTCTTTATGTGCTCTATCAATACTATTTTTAATTTGTGCTTTAGTTTCTTGTGCATTAAATCCAGTAAAATTATCAACAAAGAAACCAGATTTGAATCTATTCAGACCATCAGAATCTGCAACAAACATATTTGCAGTGGTGGCTTCCAAATTGGAGAGTGATGTATAATACTCAAGACTTGAGATTCTATTCTCAAGTTTCTTGATATCTGACATCTTAAATCTCTTATGTTCTAAGAATCTAAGAGATGCGTGCTTAACATCATACAAATATGGTGGCAGAGTAACTTCTGCAATTTCCAAAGCCTCATCAACTGGATTTGGTGACTGAGGAGCATCTGCTGGAGTTCCATAAACAACTTGGAACTTGCCCTTTTTATCTAAGAAAACTCTGTCAACCCTACCTTGGTAGTATGAGAATGTTGTAAGAATTGCTTCGTCTGAAGATAAAGGATTAGTTGATGAATTACCAGATCCATCAAACGTTCTTCCAAAGAATTCTAAAGGAGATCTAGATCCTTCAGAAGGAGTGTAATCCGAGACTCTTGGACGAATATCAATAATATCTGAGTTAGCAAATCCATTTACAGATTTGATTTCCTTTCCATAATCAAAATTCTTATATGACTCTACTGTTGTGATATCACCATTATCTGTGGAATCATACGAAGCACTCATAAAATAAATTTTTAACTTCTTAGACGGTGCAGATGCTCCTGCCTTTCTCTGTAATCTTCCATGATCATAGAAAGTTTCTTCCTGTCCAGTTCTAAATTTATAGTTCGCAGAAATGTCAAAACTATCTGAGTTTAAAGTGGAAACAACTGCTTGTAATCCACTTTCTTGGAATACAACTGTTTCACCCTCTAAAAGTTGAATATCATTCTTATAAATGAAAGAGATCTGACTAGAAGTTAATTTCTCTGCAATAATAGCTTCTGCACCTGTTGTTTGACCAACAAATGCCTCTCCTACTAAAAGTTCTCCAGTTGTGGTTGATATACTATTAATATCAATGAAAGAAACTTTTGGTGCTGTTGCATCATCTGTATCTGCAGATTCAAAGACCCCATGGATTTCAATCACATCAGGCACATTTAATGAAATTGTTTCGTCCTGAACTCTTGTACCAAAGGCATAATTTCCATAGGTGAGTCCATCGTTAAGAGTGGTTGATCCAATACCAGATGCTTGACTGCTTGATTTATCAACAACGATAGATTTAACTCTGTTTTTAATTTTTATCTTTGAAGAAGGTTTCGACTTCCTCATAGAAACAATCAGTGTTGCACCAGTATCATTAGATCCAAGACCGTAAATATTCAGTCCAGTTCCTGCAGAATCAATTTCAATCTTATCTGATGATAATGCTTCTGTAGTTCCATCAGATCTAATCAGAGCATATCTTTCTTCATCAAATGGTAAGAAAGTTTCATTAGTGTCTGCTACTACCTGAGCAGAAAGTTGATTTGAAGCAATATCAACACTGAAAGTTTTTCTAATCGTTAAGAAAGCACTTGTAAGATCAACAGTGGCAATATTACTTTTTGGTAAGTGAGTGTATAGTGTATTATCACTAGATGAATCAAGTTTAGTGGTTACTAATCTAAAATCACTAACATCAATATTTGCTGATGGAAGATCTCCTGCTACAACTCCAGGAACAGGAGTAACTGCTTCTATTTCAATACTATTAGTACCAACACTAGTAACTCTGGACATTGTTGGGTCAGTCAGAGTTGCTGATGAATTTGTATATTCTACGAGATCTCCAATTGTGAATGCAGATGGGAAAGCATTATTAGTGCTTCGTACTGTACTAACTCCACCAGACCCTGCAGTGATTGTTGCTATACCAATGACAACTGATGTTGATTGAATAACATCAGCATTGAAAGTGTTAATACCTGTGTTGCGATCATTAGTGGCATATACTGACTTAACATCAGAAAGATTACATGCTGTTACTGCAATAGCAATTCTTCCGTCAGGGATTCCATCAAAAACTAAAGATTCATTTTGTATGAAATCACCTTCAACTTCATAAACATTCAAAGCAGTTGAATCTGAAACCGCATCTTTCAAGAATCCAGTGGCACCACTACTTGCACCTTTAATGAATGTAGGTACTGAAAGTGTTGTTGCCTGATTAAGGGAAAGTTTAGTGATGGTCTGTACATCATAAAGAGCAAGATCCCATTCATTTAAAGTGCTATTATTTGCATCATATGATCCAGACTCAAGTCTATAATCATATACTCTTGCAACACCAATTTCTGTTCCTGGTGCTGAAGTGTCAGAAGTTACACCAATTCTTTCATCTCTAAGACTTACAACGTAAGTATTACCAATTCCAACATCAGGTGCTCTAAGAGTTCTATTTACTCTGAGAGTTGGTCCAGTGTTGTATATGATCGATTGATCATCAATTGTTTTAGTTGTTCTTGGTTTTGGAACATCAATAAATGTAGCACTAGCAACATCAATATCATATCCACGAACAAATGCTCTACCTGGAGAAAACTTATACAATGCTAAGTCATCTGTAGGAATTTTACCACCATATGTTAATTGACCAGAGTTGAAAACTCCTCTATTGCCTTTTCCATCATTTAGTGATTCATGAACAGAAAGATCGAATGCTTTTACATAGTAATCACCTGATTCTGCATATGTTCTTCTTGCAAGAATATCAGTCCAGTCTTTAAATCCTGGTCCTCCACCAAGATCACCTCTCCTGGTTTGAGATTTAATCTTTCCGTCTTCAATAATGGACAACTCAACAAACTGATTATCATCATAATCAGTCAGAGGTTTTTTAAACAGGCTTACAGATATCTTAAGTCTATCTGCACCTGGTGCAGAGTAATTATTAAATCCCTGAGAATTGTCATTCAGAGTTTCATCTGCGTCTGCATTGACAATCTCTTCGTTTACAAAGAGACCAACTCTATAGTTGGGACTATCTCCATATTGATCAAGAATTAGTGTTTCAGTTTGTACATTTACAAAATGTCCATGAACAAAGTAAACACCCTCCTGAATCTGGAATGCTGATCCAGTGGTAGCAGCTTCATTTGCAATAGTCGTTGCAAATGGTGATCCAGCAGCAATGGAAGAATTTCCAAGAAGACCAGAAGCAATAACAGTATTACATGTCAAATTTTCTCCGTCTGAGAAAGTTTGAGTAGAATTATTTGTAGTGCTAGAATTGAGATAGTTGATATAAAGAGTTAAATTTCCTCTCTCAGAATCCTCAGGAAGAAGAACTTTATCTACAACAGCACTTACCCCAGAAGTTTCTCCAGTAATTCTTGTCCCAACTAATTGTTCAGCATATGCAGCAACAGGAACTCCGAGGTAAGTGTTTTGCAGTTGAACACCATAATACAGTTGAGTATATCCAGTGTTACCTGGAATTACTTTAGCACCCTCTTTGAAAAAGTGTTGACCAAATTTCTCAATCTGGTTCTGAAGAATTGACTGTAAAGTAGTTAACTCTCTAGCCTGAACCGGATATCCTGGTTTAAACAGGACTCTATGGTAGTCGTTAGCAGGATCAAAGTCGTCAAAATATGGAGCTACATTGAGATTTGTTTGCTGGGACATAATTCTTTAGAACTGCAAAATGATTTTGATATCTTCTTTTTGGTTAGATGATCTGGTAATTGAAGGTCTGTTATCAACGTAGATAATATTTCCTGCATGTTTTTTAACTTCAGGACCTGCAACCCCACTAGTAAATGACTGACCAAGATAATATGTCCTATTATTTATTATGGTTGTTATACCTGTAAAGGACGTATCGATAGCAAGGTTAGATCCACTCGAAGGAACAATAGTGACACTTCCTCCAGCATCTGGAGAAGCAGTAAATTCCTTCAAATCAAATCCATAAGTTGGGTTTGTAACTCCAATTCCAGTAGAAGTAAATCCTACAATAGACTTATCTTGCCAATATTTTAAGACACCCGTTGTTTGATCATAAGTAACAACTCTACCGACTGCAGTAGATCCTGTAGCAACAGTTTGAGTGAAATAAGAGTCTGCAGTAAACGTTGCAGAACTATATCCAACTCCAGTTAATTTAAGTGCATTAAGAGCACTTGCTTTATCTGAGGTCAACACAGTTCCTGAAGAAACTTCTGGATTTTCAACTATACCAACTCTTGCAATTTGGTTACCCGTGATGAAGTCTGGATTTTCGTTATCATTCTCAATTCTAGAATAAAGTAAGACATTATATGCACCAAGTTCTCTATAAACATCTGCACCATGACCACCTTGAGGTGACATGATAACATCGAAAGTTGGAATAGTTGTTCCTGTAGGAACTCCACCTCCTTGTAAATTGATACTTCCGTAACTATATCCAGATCCTTGATTAGAAACAGTTACCCCACTAATCTTAGAGTCTGCACCAACAGTGATTGTACACTCTGCCCCAGTTCCATCACCTTGAATAGGAACTCTAGTGTAAGTTTGATTAGCAGTTCCAAGTCCAACACCTGCATTGGTTACAGTAACAATCTTGATAGATCCATCTACTGCATTATCTCTAACAGCAGCATTGTCAGATGATGTTGACCAGTTTGCAGGAACTGGCATAAAATCAGTTGACTCAAACTTTACAACTTCAGTTGGTTTGATGGTATACAGATATTTCCATATATAACCATCACCACTAGAACCAGCAGATCTTGGTTCTAAGTCGGTGAATGTTGGTTCATCCAGGGATGGTTTACCATTTGGATTGTTTGGATCTGTTCCATTCTGTAAACAAACATAAATTCTGAAATCACTATTCATTACATAGTAAAATGCAGAATATAAATTTGTAGCACCAGAAACTGATGCAGTGTTGGTCACACTGTAATCATGACGGTACATATCATATGTTGTACCAGATGTCCAAGTTCTTTTTGGAATAACTTGTCTAACATCAGACGCATTGATTTTTTTCAATGCGACCATCGTATCCCAATAATCATTTTCCTCACGGAAGTTATCCTTGGGAGCTGGTGGACTTGAATTCCAATCAGACTGATAATCAGTTGGATTTGGAAGACCAATAAAAGAATAATATGCGTTTGAACTGGAGCTAACTCCAGACACAAAATTTTTCGCATTCAAAATTCTAATCTGATCAGTTATAATTGCAGCCATTGTGTGCCAACTTAATTGGGGTTTTTTTTATTTATTATGTATTAGACGATGTAGTTCTTATGCTTAAGTTTTTCCGTCCTTTCAACTCTCATAGAAGTGGTAATTCCAAGAATTCCATTCGTAGTATATGCGGTGTATGCAGTGGCAGAACCTCTTGAACTCATTTCAATTTTACCCCAACTGTATTCTCCAAAACCAGCAGAGGTTGTTGTAGAAATAGAGTTGAAAGTTCCGAATGCAAATGAATCATCAACATTAACGAAGATTCTTCTGAACACCGAAACACCTACTCCAACAATGTTTCTTTCGACGTTTTCGGCACTTTGAACAACATATACGTTATCAATGAAGGACTTACCTATACCAGCAGTAGAACTGTCTGAAGAATCAATTGAAGTTATTGATGTAGTAGCAGATCCAATGTTTGAATTAGAAACAATGAGATAATCATTTGCACTTAAACCACTGAGAGTAACAGCAGTTCCGACAAGAGAAGCATCTCTCATAAACGAATCATATGGAATATGAAGATCCATAATAAACTGAGTCGTCACTCCACTGACCGTAGTGGTTCCAAATCCAACAATCACTCCAGCATCACCAGTAAATGTATCAATATTGTTTCCTTCTTCTGCGTAAGTAGGAGGAGATATAAGAACAACTGGCGGACTGTCTGTAGTATATCCAGTTCCAACATTTGTCAAAGTGACAGATGAAATTGTTCCACCTGCACTTATGACTGGATTTGCTGTTGCGGTAGTAAATCCTAGAGTAGGATCTTGCTGTACGGTTCCACCAATACTAACGGTAGCAGTAGAATATCCAACACCACCATCAGAAATAACGATAGAAGAAACTGTTCCTGCAGCACTGACAATTGCTGTTGCAGCAGCACTAACTTTAACTTCTTGTGATGCAAATCTTACTTTCTTTTGGAATGCAAGAGTTGTATCATTTTCATTTTGTCCATCAAACAGGGGTCTCAATCTATCAACATAGATTTCAGTGGTTGCAGTTCCAACAGATTTGATGATGTGAGCATAAGGATAAATCAATGGTTCATAAAGTTCTCTATCTTTTGCTACACGTTTTTCATCAATAATCTTATCTTCTGTTTGTCTGCACCAAACAACACGTCTGAATAGACTTTCATCCGTGGTATTGCCAGGTCCAAAATATGGGAATGTTTGAACTTGGTCTGTAGAATTAACATTAGTAACGGTTCTCTCTGCTTCTTGTAAGAAATTATCTTGTCCACGAGCAGGATCATATCCGATTGTTAATTCATCACCCGTCTTGACGGTTTCAATAACTTCTCTAAGGATAACGTCAGTATCATCACCTGTTCCCTTATAGAAGATAATCTTACAAGTATCTCCAACCTTAGGAGCTTCAGAGAATGTAATTACACTACCACCTTCAAATTTGTATCCAACACCAGGTTTCTGCAGAATATCGTTAACTGTAACAATAAGAATCTGCTGAACATCAACTTTAGAACCTCTGGGAGCTCTGATCGATATCAAAGATCCTGCTAAAGTAAGATTAAATGCAGTTGTATTTCCATCAAAATTGGAAGAAATATCATCAAGTGTTTGAAGAACACCAACACTCCAACCAGTAAATTCATCAGAGAACACTTTCTGAACATCCAGTTCAAATTGTCTAAAGTCACTGATAGATCCTGTTGTAGGAATTCCAGTAAGACCTCCAGTTGGAATTGTCAAAGTTTGTCCAGGTTGATATCCAACACCTTTGTTATTAATTGAGAAATCAATAATACTTGATCCATTACCAACCACAATATCAACAGTTCCATTCAAACCATCTTGTACAGAACCAACATATTCCAAAGGAATGTTATTGTATGAAAGTGGGTCTTGAATATCGACGAATGGATTGATTAGTGTAGTATATCCTGATCCTGGATTTGTTATGGTAACTGAAGTGGAGATATGTCCAGTTCCAGTCATGATAGTAGCAAAACCAACATGAGTCATGGTGGCAATACCAACGGCACTCTCACCAACACTAACATTTACAAATCCAACAGGAGGATTAGTGACAACTATCTTAGTTTGAGATCCTGTAGAAATTTCAGTGCTTATAGTGCTACCAGTGCTAATTCTAACAAATGTTGATGCAGTGGAAACAATAGTGGTTGGTAAAATAACATCACCAATTCCAATGGTACAATTAGATCCACTATTGAGAGTTCCAATCAAATCAAGAATGCTGCCAGTATTCTCTAAGTAGATTTCTGTTGATCCAACTCCAACAGGGGATGCAGTATCAACAAGGAACTCATACTTAGTTGGAACTCTATAACCAGATCCAGTGTTTCCTACACTAATTGATGAGATGGTTCCAAGTCCAGAAACAATTGCCGTACCACCTGCAGATACGAGAGATTGATAACCAAATCCTTCAGATGAACCAACAGAAAGTAGAACACCACCGAGAGGGAGATTTGCAGTATTTGCATCAGTTGTGGTAGATGATGCAGTTCCCGTAAATTTAACTGTCGTGATACCAGCATTTTCTGTTAAAGTAAAGTCTCTGGTGAGTCCAGGACCTTGTAAAATATCATTGATTAAAATGATTGCATTTGATGTAGAAATTCCAGAAATTGCTGTTGAGTTATTGGCAGACAAAGTAAATGTATTATCTGTTCCATTAAACTCACTGGACAGACTATCGAAAATATAGTTGTCAGTATATGTTTCATCAGAACTGTCCTCAGGACCATTTCTCATGAACATTCTTCCTTGGAAATCAGACCCAGTTGATATACCTGTCCAATCTCTTTCATCTGGAGGATTAGTTGTGCTTCCAATTGGTTGATTACCATATGGAGCTTCTACAAAGTTTAGGATATTATCCTCAATATTGTAATTACCAACTACTTTTGTAACTACATCACCTGTAGATGCAGCTGCAATTTGTGTCCCTACTGATCCCCTACGGACACTGATAACGTTAGTGCTTCCAATTCCAACACCGGTAATCTTCATGATTTCATTACCGATTTTAATCAAGTCTGATCCAAAGAATGAAGTTATGCCACTTAATGTTATCTTATCATCCGTGGTAGAAACTCTGTCTGCAAGAACTGTTGTTTGAGAAGTAGAAACTACTGGTGACTGAATTAAATTATCCAATGCAACCAAACACTTAGCATTTTTATTAGTAGCAACAAATCTGTGAGATGTTCCAATACCAACACTATTGAGTTCCACTGCAATTGGCAATCTCTTCAGTGCATTTTCTGCAGAAGTTGCAAGTTTAATTTTATTATCAGATACCTTGATAACAAATATATCTTCACCAGAGGGTAAGAACTCAGTGCTACCTGCTCCAGCAAAGGTAGTAGCACCAATTCCGATTGCAGAGGTGATTCCACCATTTCTGTGATATCTAACCGCCTCACCACTTACGTAGAAGTGATTTGGAATGGTAATAGTATTTGCATCAACAGAAACAATATCACTGTCATTGCCCAAGAAATATTTTTCAAAAACTGGAGAAGATCTATGCTTAAGTTCAAAGGACTTCTTAACAGCATTTTCAGTTCCTTCATATCTTGCATAATGAGATACTAAGAGTCCATTACCAAAAGTAATCTCAGATTTACTATCATCTTCAATTCTCAAAGCATTCATGTAAACCTTGACGGTTGCGTCAACGTTTGCAACAGGTGTGAATACCAGGGATACACCACCACCAGAATTAACTCTTGCTCCGAAAGTTCCAAGTCCAGATATGTATGGCAGATTTGAATCAGTTTCAACAATACCAAATTCTTGAAGGGTTGCTGTTCCTGTACCATCTTCATCAGCATCATCATCCATAACAATAAGTTCTCTCATTTCATAGTTATTGTTAGTCGTGTCTGAAATCGAAACAATAAAGTATGCCGCATCATAATCTGAAAGATATCCACCAACCGTTGTGATACCTGGAGTTCCAGATGCAGAGATTGCAGTAGATCTACCATCAATAAAGGCATGTTTGAATTCTTCGGTTCCAAATCCTACAATAGATTCACTACCCAAACCAACGTTTATAGTATTACAAGTTACCGCAATACCAGCTTCAGGAATAAAGTCAACCTTAAGTGTTGTGCCATCAATATGTGGATAATAAGTTCCAAATCCTGCACCAACAAAACTACCAACATTTGTTGTTAGTCTACCAAATTCTGTTACAGAAACCTCACTATCATCATGAACGATGTTAAGTTCATCTAACTGATATTCATTATTAGTAAGATCAGAAAGCAAGGAAAGAACTTTCATTGCTCTAGTTGTAATTGCAGTTGACACAATCGTTGTTGTTCCTGCACTGCAATCAATACTGCGAGTATCAATTTTAGCAACTCCACCGGAAAGAGATACGGTAGTGCCAACACCCAAAACATTATCATCTAAATGATATGCAAGATTGACTATTTGATAATCATTGATAGTAAATTTCTCAGGGAAGAATTGAAGTGATCCATCAATACCTGAAGTAGTGAAGTCAAAATCTCCAAGGTTATCAACAGAATGCATTCTTCCATATTGGTTCATATATGCAAATGAACCATCTTGAATCATTGAAACAATTTCAAGTTGTCTCTCACCAATAAATCTTTCATCCTTGAGATATACAAAATACTTAACTGCTCTGCTATTATTGATATTAAACGAATCCGCTTGAACAAATCTTGTTGCTCTTGGATTACTGTTGAACTGTCCTGAAATGTCATCAAACTCTACAACTCTGTTGCCAAATGATTCAAAGAAGTCAGTAAGAATTCTGCTTGCAAATATTATCTCATCAGAGTAAACACTTCCAGAGATATCAAGTGAGTTCTCTGCTGCTAAATCAAAATCATAGACACAATTTAGATCAGCAACACTGTACAGATCATTTACAACAGAGAAATATGATAATTCAGTAGATAAACCAACTGCCATAGAGTTAGCAGATAATTCGGCAAACTCTGCTGGAGTTTCAAGTTGATAATCAGAGAATTTACGGAATCCAGCAGTATGATTAGTAACACTAACAGTATCATTCCAAGTATCAAAGTCAATTCTAGATCTCAAAGAATATGAGAAGTTTTGATAATAGAAACTATCTTGAACTCTTTGCAGGTTTGCATTTAAGAATCCAGAATCTGTTTGAGATCCTTTAATAACTCTTGAAGACGCATCAGTATCAAGAATAGACTCATAAGTTGTAACTGAAGAAGCAATTCCTTGAGTTTTTGAAGATGCACCAACAATTACTTCACCCTCAATAAAGTCCTTACTACTAGAAACTCTAAGAGATCCAGTTTTGTTATCCCAACTTTCAACTATCCCTGCAGCAGTATTTGAAGATACTCTTTCACCATCAATAAAATTATTATCTTTAAGATTGATATCAAAGATTGGGAAATGTTTTTCTGGAATAACTCTTCCACCTGAATTGAACGGATCAAAATCTCCTACAAATTCACCTTTATTTGAATCAAGTAATCCTTCCAAACTATAAGAGAATGTTGCACCAACCCCGCCGAGATTTTTATCTACAGCAATAACTGGGAATAACTTATAGTTGTATGCAGAAGAGTTGAATCCCTTTCCAGTAGAACCAATACCAACACTGATATTCTCAATTAAAACTTTATCTCCAACTTCAACAGGGAACAGTTCAGCAGTACTGAATCCAACTGCTAAAGTTACGGTAACTTGATTCGATGTGGTATTGAATCCTATAGTGCTGATTCCTACACCATTTGTGTTAGATGTTGGAATGATTGTTGGAAGAGTGTTGCTAATACCCTTGGTGTTCTTAAGAATGGTTACTTGATCATCACCAAGAGAATACTTAAGATCTACATCTTTAATTTGTTCATTTGTTTTTCCATCAAATACAACCAACCTTGGAGCAGTAGAGTATCCTCTTCCTCCAGAAGATATACCAATAGACTCAAAAGATTTCAGAGATTGTATCTTAATAACATTTGGAAGTGTTATTGAAGGTCTAAGTGACTTATCTGAAGGGAAGTCAAAACCAATATTCTTAATTCTGGTTTTGTTAATTTTACCAATTAAATTGCTCTGTGCTTCTAAGATAGATCCTTTTCCATCACTGGATGTAACTGTTGTTACTCCTGGGAGAGAATCATATGATTTGCCTGAGTTTATAATTTCAATTCTGCTAATTGGTCCTCTTGTATGAGTACAAGTAGTTTCGTAAGTTATCTTTGCAGAAGAAGTTGAAGAAATATAAGAAGACTGTTCTGGTGTTACTCCAATAGTAAAAGTAAAGAATTTTGAATTTGCAGGAGCTGTAGAAAGTCTATGTTTTCCATTATAGAGACTGTTTTTAATTTCTATAACGTTATTTTCAAGAACATCAGTGTCAATAGTTATTCCAGATTTACGTTCTGGAATATCATCACTTTCATAAACTGGATCTAATCTATAATAAAGTCTTTCTGGAGTATCATCGTTTACAACTAAAGACACTTTTGCAGTGCCATCTATTCCAGGTCTACCAGTTCTAGTAACATCATAATCTTTACCATTACTCAGTCTACCAACATATTTGTTGGAATAATTTCTATCGTAGTAGAAATTAAGTTCAAAAGAAGGATAAGAGGTGTTTTGAATTGTATGTGATAAAGATGAATCTGTTAATGTAAAGTTGACTGTTGAATCTTTATATAAAGTTAGTGGAGGATTGATAGGATTAATTGTACCAGCACCAGTGCTACCCAAACCAACAGTATCAGGAATTTCTTTTACAGAATTTTCATAACTGTTTGCCAGTCTAAATCTGTTTTTATCTGTAACAACGATATAGTAGATTCCATTGTTTGTCAGACCTTGTGCAGGATTTGATGACGTGTAGATAATCTTTTGTCCACTATAAAACTCATGATTATCGATTGTGATTATTCCAGTTGATGTATCAATGCCAGCAGAGGTATAGTCCTTTGCATTGACAACCATCTTTCGATTGAAGTCATTGTATCTAATGTTAAATGATGAAGATACTCCAGGATTTACATCCATTATGACTTCATGTCCAGGATGAAGTTCATGAGTCTGACCAGTAGCAACAGTCACTGTATTTCTAGAAACAGTTCCTGTAATAACGTCGAAATTGGTTTTCAGACTATGTTGAACTCCAGTTCCAATACCAAGGAAAGCTAAGGTGGTAGAAGTTGTGGTAGTTCCTACTCCAACGAATGTACCAGTAGTTCCTAATCCTACTCTTACTGTTGAAAGTCCAATTAAATTATTAGATACTTTTGCAATAAACAATTGTGTTCCACTTGCAAGGGTTGTTCCAACTCCAACATTTGTTTCATCCTGAACAACAATACCAGAACCAATACCAGAAGAATATGTTACAAGATCACCCGTTTCAAATTCATGATCTTTAAAGAATAAAGTTTTGGTTGGAATGTTTATTGAAGTTGCACCAGTGCCTGGATTTGAGAAGAAAATAGTACTTCCAATTCCTACACCTG